ATTGCCGGTCAGTTGCGCCGGCGTGATGATATAATTGACGTAAGAGTATGCACGCTGCACCACGTTGGCCGCGTAGTTGTATTCGGGCGAGAATGTCAACGTATGGCGCAGCGTGTAGGTCGGCCGCTGCCAGCTATCCTGTTCTTTTGTTAAATGTCGGTATATGCGCTTGAGGTCGGCGTCGCAGGCAGGGTTCGTGCTGTCGGTGGCGCCGGTTGCCGTCAGGAAATCCGGCTGTTTCACTTTGCCGTCATCGTCTGTTTCGATTTCCTGTTCTAACTGCTTCTTGATGCGGTTGCGGTTTACCTCGTTGGCATTGAAGCTGACGTTTGGCGTGACGGCCGTGTCGGTCACTTGTGTGGTGAAATCCAGCGCTTTGATTGTCGGATGTTCCCAAAGGCTGTATTGCGTGTCGTTGCCGTCCAGTTCCCAAATCTCGACAGGCGTTTCATCTAGGCCGCTGCCGCCCCAAACGTCTTTTTGATAATTGACGTACAGCTTGGCCGTGGCGCCGTCCGGCTCAAAACGTATGTTGCTTGCGGAACCGTCGCGGACATAGCGGCCCATCAAACCGCGCACCGCAGTCGTCTCGCCCTCAAATTCCTTCGTGAACGAGAAGCCGTTGTTTTTGTCCCAGGCGATGCTTGGGTTCTGTTCGACTAGATTAACTCCCTTGACTGTCGGCATTTTATTCGGTGTTTCTCGCGGTGTCCTTGGTGTTGTTGGCGATGCGTTTCAAAAGGACGTTATTGTCCTTCTCGATGGCGATTGGGTCGGCCGATTGACTGACGGCCGCACCGATACGCTGCAAGGCGTTCAGTGCTAGGCTTGGTTTGACGAATGAGGTTTGCGGTTTTTCCTCTTCCGGTAAGCGACGAAAACCGAGAAAGTTTTCCAACATTGACGCATTGGGGTCATTTAAGGCGGCCTCTCTCTCTTTCTTTAATTTGTCCAATATTTCGGTGGACTGTTTTAGTGGTGGAGAGAACGTCTTTGTTGTGCCTTTGCCTGCTGTTTCCTCCATGTACAGCTTGTCGTATTCTTCGCTAAATGTTCGCAAAAATTCTAGTGCGTTGATTTCACCCTTTTGAGGTTTGCCGATTTTTTCAAATGCGTTGGCCCTTGCTGCGAACACTTTTGAGTATGCGTCAATTATTCCAGAAGTTCCGGCGACCACCTCGGCCGCCGGCTTGGCCATTTGCCTTTCCAGCACGTCAATTGAGTCTTTGAGGTCGGCCAGTGCCTTAATTGTTTCCTTGCCGATTGGCGTTGGTGCTGCGGCGGCGGTTGCGGCAAAGCCGGAAACAAAAGCCGGCGTCAGTTGTCGGCCACTCCGCCCCATGATGTCCTGCAATGATTTCGCCCTGTCCAACGCGCCGCCTGCCTTCTCGATAGAATCAGCAATCTTGAGAAATATTTCCTCTGGTGTGCTGTTCTTTATCATCTGCATTGATATGCCGAATGCAGCAAAAGCGCGGATTTGCGTTTGCAAGCCTTGCTTGGCCCCTTCCATTGATGCGGCCGTTTTCGTGAATGCTTTTTCGATGTCACCAACAGAAGCCCCATTCTGACTTGCGGCAAAATCAAACTTCTGCGCGGTGTCTGTTGATGCCTCCATCCGCTTGGCCATCTTGTCGATGGCGTCACCGTGGTCGATAATTCGCGCAGTCGCGCCTCTGAGTGCCGAAACAGCAAACAAACCGCCGACCATTCCGGCCATGCTTGAAGCCATCCGACCGGCAGCCGCTTTGGTGCCGGTTTCCATCTTGCGAAGGCCGGCAGCCCAACCGGAACCGTCAAGCGACGTCCGGCCTTTGACATTCATGTGAGCGGTTGCCATTAGTCTGCAACCTCCTGCTGCGCCTCACGGTGACGGCGCAAAAGTTCCTCGGTCGTGTCGTCGTTAATCTTCACGGCGCCTTTCAGTTCGTTCAGTGTTAGGTAGTCCCACCAAGTTTGGCCAAGCGGTTGATTCATTACTTCAGAGGCGCTGAATCCTCCTTCGCTTACCAGCTTCACTCGCATAGCTTGCGGCCATGGTGCGCCGGCCTTGGTTCCCCCGCCCTGTCCTTTCGTCCAGAATTTAGGCATGGCTAAAGCGGCGTTGATGTACTCGGTAAATAGGACAGCCTTTTCGTCCGCCTCAAACTCGCCGACGTTTTCAGCCCAGGCTTTTATATCGTCACCCAGTTCGGCGCGGCGCAGGAGTTCCTGAGCGCCTTCAAACGTGTTACCGCAGACTAACAGCCCCAAAAGCAAATCGCCCAGAAGCGGCTCCTTGTCGTCACAAACAAAGGCGCATTCCAGGCGTTGCAGAAGTAAGTAATGGCCTAGACTGAACGGCCGCAAATCCTGTCCCAGAATAGTGACAGGCTCGGGAATGATACTGTGCAAGTAGTCATCCACACGGTTGGCGATTAGTAGCTGAAGCCGCTGGCGTTTGTGCCGGTAAAGCGCAGCAATGACAGGCTGGCCGTCATCTCATTTTCGTTCGACTGATTGCTGTCGCTGCTGGTTACATAGTAGGCAGCGTTTAGTTCTGCGGTGGCAAAGTTTTCGAGAGTGATTGTAGCGCCAACGGCAGGAATATCCGCGCTGCTGCTGCAAACCACTTCGGCAGTCACCTCGATGGTCGGGTCGGCAATGACGTAAGACATGGTGTCGCCGTCGTTGCCTTTGACGCGCTTTGTTTCCGCCCTGTTCCCGCCGCTTACATTGGTGACGGCAGCCTGGCCGGTCATGCCGGTGGTGGCGTTGGACGCTATGCCGTACTGTATACTTGTGCCTTGAACTGTTGCCATTTTATGTCAATTCCTCAAGTGATGGTGCTGGCGGCCGCTAAAACCTCAAGCGACAAATCGCAAACCCAATTCCTGTCCTCGACAGTCTTGGAAATACTAAAACTTTTGATGCCGAAAACGGTCACGGCCTCGTCGCTGTCGGTCAGGGTTGCGGCGATGCCGTCATCCATGAACAAGTCGCGCATCGTGGCGACGTGCGTCTGGTGGTTTGCCAGGGTTGTGTCGTCCATTGACTCGACCAGGCGAATGACCAGTTCGCAATTAAAGTTGCCAAGGCCAGGAATGGATTCCTCGCCGCCTTCACAAATTACCAGGCACCGCGGCAGCGAGAGTTCGTCGTCGTCCTCGCCCTTTGAAACGGTGATGCTGTAACCGCTGAAGGTTTCGTCGCCGTCAAGTATAGCCTTGGCCCGCGTTTCGAGTTTTTCCTCTAGTGTATTAAATGACATCAGAATCCTGCCTTTCTCCAGTCGCGTCCCATCTTGCGCTCAATGTAAACAACCATATCGGCCATGGTTGCATTCAAGCCAGCCTTCAATCCTTTAATGATTTTTGACTGTGCTTTGGCGTTGTTTTTGGTGGCGCTATTTACTACCAGCGCCGACGGCTTCAATTCGCTGCGGGCCGCGATGCCGTAGCCTTTCGGCTTGGCCTTGCCTTTGGTCAATCCCTTCGGCCACCTGACGCGGTCGCGACGGTCGACCGAATAGGATAATTTTTTGATGGCCGGCAGCCAGCCGGAGCGCAGGAACCGTACAGCCCGCACCCTCGCGTTTATGAGTTTTTGTGCCGCTCTCTCAAGTTCCTTGCCCCATATTAACGGCTGGCCAGCCTTCTTGCGCCGGCTGTTGACTATGCGGGCGGCGAAGTTGTCCTCTTTTAAAATTCTGCGGCCTTTGCGGATGCCGCCTGTCTTGCGGTTCCTGCCGACCTTGTTGCCGATGGCGCCGAGTTTGTACTCGATGGCCTGCGGGTCGGCTGCCTCCGTCAATCGTTGCGCGTTGAAGGCCAGGTCGAGCGCCTTCTTGTTGACAATCTCGCGGAAGGTTTTCTTATTCACCTTCGCATATTTGCGAAGCGTCCGCGTGAATGCTGCCTGGTCGATTGTCAGACTCATCTGTCCGCGCTCATTAAGTCAAACCGCACTTCGGCGCCGTCGCCGGTGGTTGTGATTTTCTCGATGCGATATGCCTGGCTGTCGTATGTTATCTTAGAACCAATAGCCGGCAGCGTCGAATGGTCTGTTTTTTTGCCAATCAATGTCAGGTCGAAGTCATCAAGGAAACCTCCTTCGCCAGCGTCTTGGCCTTTGCTGACCTCGTTGACTGCGCCAACATATTGCGACGAGCCAATCGAATAAAACGCCGGAACGTCGTTCAACATCTCTTCCAAATCTGTTGCGTAACTCATTTTAATAAAAAGGCCGGCAGCCGTTTTTCGCGACTACCGGCCATAACACCTAAACCACTAACCTATGCAGAAATTTTTCTGCGCTTAAAATGCAGCGGCGACTTGTAAACCGTCACTTCCTCAAATTTCGGTTTGTCGGCCTCCGCTGCCTCGGTCATTGCCTCAAGTGCCTTGTCGGCGTCGCCACCGACATAAAGCACCTTGAACTTGTCGGCTTTACGGCCGACTGCAATGTTCAACTTCATTAAGCTGAAAGGATTCGCTTGAGGCTGTCAGTACCAGCAGCGACGCCGTAAATCAGCGTGGCGGTGATGTACTGTGCGCCGTCCTTGCCTTCGTACCAGTTCCGTAACTGCAAGGTGATACCGGTGTCGGGGTCTTGAACAGACTCGACAGCGCCGGCCCAGTTTTCCGGCAGAGCCGGCTGGCGGCCTGCAATTATCAAGGCTTCCTTACCGCAGACAAAACCTTCCAGGTTCTCGGAGTTCGCAGGGATGTCGGAGTATTCCAACACGTCGAACCCGTGAACGCGGGGGATGTTGTTGTCTTGGATGGCGCCAGGGTTGCCGAATGCGTAGCTGGCCTGGATAGCGTTGTCCTTGGCAAGCGCGGCGTAATAGGCTGGCTTAATAACCATGCTGCGAGGGGAACGCGGCACGTTAAGAGTAGTCAAGTCGCCCGCAAGCGTAGCAACGTCGTCGGCGCCAAAGTTGGCGGCAGTCACGACGGTGTTGTTGCTATAAGTTGCGTTGACAACCAAAGCCAGCAAGTCGTCCATCATTGCGTTAACAACAGCGTGAACGGCGGGGCGGACAAAAGTGCGCTCCAACATATCCAAGCCACCCTTTGCCACTTCCAGGTCGGTGAACTTGGCGGTGAAGTGCTTGTGCTTGTTCAGCGTGATGGTCTTGGCCGTAGATGTTACGTCCGATGAAGAATAACCGCTTGTGGCGTCTCCTGCGCTTACAGCAGTCGCAACGCGAGTGCTGACCGATTCGCCGACATCAGCAACGTCGCTGCTAAAGTCGGTCGTGAATGCCGAAACGACCGGCATTTCTGCGCTGAGTGTTTCAAGCGTTTGCTGTGCAATTTGGGCTAAATTAATGCCCCCTAGTGTATTTGCCATTTGTTAGTTCTCCTGAAAAATTACTTGGTCAAAGGTTTAATATTTTCGCGGTAGAATACTGTCCGCTCCTTCAAGTTTTCGATTGCCGAATACTCGTTCCAAAGTTCGTCGAGTGATTTCGGCTTGGCCGCTTCCTCGGTTTCCTCGGCCACCGGCTCGGCTCCCTGCTGCGCTACAATCTCGGCAGCGCGTTCGCCGGCGATTTCCTCAACGTCCTGCTGTTCGCTTTTCACGTCGGCAAGTTCGTTTTCGAGTTGTGCAACCTTCTCGACTAGGGCCGCGTTGGCTTTTTCGAGTTTTTCGTTCGTTTCCCCAACGGTCGCCAAAGCGCCTTGGCCTTCTTCTTGTGCGGCCGTCAAAGCCTCAATCTGGCTTTTCAAGTCGGCGTTTTCTTCTGCGATTGTCATGTCAAAAAAAACAAGTTGATTTGATTCTATGCTTTTCCCAGCATTTGCAAGAGGGAATCAATATTTTTCGCGGTGCCGTCGACCATACCAACCTCGGCAGCCTTGCGGCCGGTCAACGTCTGGCCTTGCATATATTCGTAATTGAGTTCGGCGCGGTACTTTTTAACGAAGCCGGCGAACTCGTTGTAAGTTTCCATCACCTCAAGTTGTAGGTGTTTGCGAACCTCTTCATCTAATGCCACGCCAGGGAATCCGGCAGCCTTATATTTGCCGCTCTTGAATATCTCGACGGTGACGCCTTTCTCGGCCAGCGCCTTGCTGGTGTCCATCACCGGAAGATAAACGCCAATGCTACCAACCTCGGCCGATGGTGCGGCGAAAATTCCGTTGGCGCCTGCTGCCATCCAGTAGGCCGCGCTTGCCATCATGCTGTCGGTGTAGGCGTAAATCTTTTTGCTGCCTGACTTCTGCACGTCCTCGACCGTCTCGGCCAACTCCGGCACGCCGCCGACGGTTCCGCCAGGTGAGTCGATGTCCAGAATGATGGTGTCGATGTCGTCATCCTCGGCCGCCAGTTCAATGGCAGCAATCACGTCGACGGTGTCGACTGCGCCAAGCATTTTTGCCACCGGCGAAACCTTGTGACCGATGACGCCGGCGACAGGAATAATCGCGACGCCGTTTACCTCGGTCATCGCGTAATCGTCCATCTCGTTGCGGTCGTCGTCATCTTCGTCGTCAAGGATGACGGTTGCCGTGAGGGTCGCCTGCGCCTGCTTCATGCAAGCCGGCAGGATGGCCCACTTTTCAAACTCTTGTTCAATCTTCATTTTGTTGTGGTAATCCGTTCGGGGTTAAAAGTTGCACGCGGTTTGGGTCGATGCCGTACTTGTCGGCCAGGTCTAAAACAAACCGCTGCTCTGAAATTCTTTTTTCGACCTCATCTTCCCAATGCAAACCGCGTTCCGCGTACAACTCCTGCAAGGTAGTCAGTCCCATCTTGTAATCCTCGCGGGCGGCGCCTGCATCGCGGCCACCGTCGACGCTGATTTTGCGCGGCCCTTGGTAATGCCATGAGTACCAATCACCGCCCTGCGGTCGTGGAAGAAGGCCAGCCTTCATGGCTTTGCTTAAAGCGTAACCGTCAATGCGGCGTGCAATCTTGCGAACGAGGCGCTGGTTCTTCTCGACGGTGCGCTGCGCTTTGGCTGTCACCAGGCGAACAACAGCGCCGCCAATTTTCGTCGGGTCGAGGCTTAAATCATACGGCCATTCGATAGCCTGGAACGCGCTTCGCAGGATTGTGTTTTCAAACTCCTGCGCGTTCGCCGATGGGCGGTTCCTGTCTACAACTTCAATTTTAGAACCAGAACCGGCGCGGAAGTATCTAATGGCCCCTCCTTCAAGCGACTCCAAGGTTGTCGATAAACTGCCGCTATCAATGGTCTGTTCGATGAAGGCTTCGCTATCGTCGGCATATCCGTCCTCATTATGTTCGACCAGGGCGATGCTGCTGGCTGCCTTTTGTGCGGAGAGTTCATATTCTCGGAGTTCCTTGACGTCCTGCAAGTCGCCGGTGACAGCAGACAGCGGCGAAACACCTCGACCTTGGTCGGCCCATTCTGGAAAGAAACACAAGGCCATATCGCGGGCGCTGACTTTGCGCTCGCCGTCAATCATGTAGCTAACAGGCCTCCCCTGCTTGTTGGTGATTACTCCATTAAATTCATTTGGCCCTTGCGTGCGTGAAGCGATGCGGTGCGCTGGTATCAACTGCACGGCCGGATACCCGCTGCCGGTCTTGGTCAACAGCACGCCGACATCGCCGTCGCGCTTGATTGACAACAACGCCAGGTAAAGAAACTCCTCGAAATCGCATTTGCCTTGGATGTCCAAGATGCCGTGAAACTCTTTAAGCCATGCCTCGGCTTGTGCGCCCCATTCTAAATCTTTGCCGACATACTGCGGCACGAACGGTTGCACCGAATAAGTGCATTGTTCCAACAGCGCCCCGCGTACCGGTGCGAAGTTGCCAAACAACCAACGGCCCGCGCTGACAAGCTGCTGGTGCGTGCCGGTCGGGATTAGCTGCCTGGTGTCCTTGTTTAAGTAGCGCAGCGGCCGACGGTGCCGGTTGCTTTGATATTGTGGCTCCCAAAGGCTGCCGAGTTTTTTTAAGAATCCTTTAAGCATTGCGGAACTTGGCGTAAGTGCGGGTTGACAAATAACCGTAGGTGGCGGGGTCTTTTTTCTTTAAGGCGAACCGGCATTCGCGAAGCACTTGGTCGATTGGCAAAGTGAATTGCTTGGTGGCATTCCGGCCGCCGATGCCATAAGCCATCAGCGTTTTACCTTCCGTCAAAAGCGTTTTGGCCTTTGACTGAATGGTTGTGATTTCGCTGGTGGTGAAATTTAAGAATAGACCTTCCGCCCGCATTTCCTTTCAAGGATAGCGGTTGCGGTAGTTTCTCAAGCGAAACAAAAAGAAGGCCGGCCAGGGAAAGCTACTAAACCTGGCCGGCCATTGTTATGAGTGAGCGCCCGTTGCGGGCTGTTGCTATGTCCAAACAACCTTAACCATGAAATGCCGGCAGAACCAAAAGCCGGCGAACCCATTGCAAACTAGGTCGGCGAATCGTCAAGCGGTTATCTGCCGTCAGCGTTTGGTTGTCTTCGATAGGCGCCGCTTGGGTATTCGGCTGGCGGTGTTTGCGATAGGTCAACAAGCCGGCAATCATAAAAACAAGCCAGAACCCTGCCGTGGCTAAATGCGTCCTGCCTGTTTTTGTAGTTAAACGAATTGACAACGCTACCGTCGTTTTCAGCAACCAAAACAAATTCGGATTGATGCGGTTTAATTTTAACTTTCATTTTTCTGGTTCAGTTTCGGCCGACCGCGTGGCCGGCTGCCAGGCTTCGGCGGTTTGTT